GAACTTTGCCGGAGCACTGTTTGCTACCTCTTTAACTTCTTCAAGTTTTACTTCTTCATTAATCTTCTTAGCCATTTTATTCTTCTCCTTTTAATTTTGATTGGTTAAAGTATGATCGGTTTGTAAGTTGCTGTCCTTGTAGGATCATAGACAATTGCACCACCAGTATAAGCTCTGTGCTCAGTCCATGCGTCTTTAGGATTGCTCATTATCCTGTTGATCTGACCGATCGTGAAAGGATCACGCAGACCGGGTTCGTAACCACGAATGTCACCGAATTTTGCAAGTGCAACTTTCTGCACGTTCGGTCTTCCGTCGCTTGTACCCATGTTCAGGATATCATATACATAAGATTCAGCAAGACCCTGTTTTCCAGGATAATAGATTTTATTCCTTGCGAAATCATCTTTCAGTGCATCATGCACAATATTTACTTTCACACCATTCGGACCAATGTATTCAAGGAACTGACCCTTGAATCCCATAGTGTTTCCACCTTTACTGTAGATACGGAAGTTATCCCTTGCAGGAGTATACAGTGTCGAGTAGCTCTCAAGAGCTTCATGGAACTGATACATTCCCCATTCTCCGGTGAGAACGGTAACTTCACGCTGTCCCATAACGATCTTACCAACCGTCATATCGAGCAGCATCTCAGTGAATTTCTTTATATCGAAAGTGTTATAGGTATTGAAGTTTGCAGCTTCCATTTGCTGTTTAATACCAGCACCCATCTGAATAACCCGTCCGGATTTACCCTTCTGCATATATTTACCGTCATCGGTCTTATTAGCAATCGAGTAAACAACCATTGTGTTAACCTCATCCTGATACTGCATTTCCAGTTCGAATGAACGATAATCCATCCAGGTTGTCATCAGTTTCTTGGTAGCGGGATCAATCCAGGAGAATTTTACCGGTCTTTCAATCATGTTCCCAGGGATGGTATCCTGCATCCTTATCATTGTGAATGCATTCATCATCTTGTAAGGGAAGGTATAATGTACACCACCACCTTTTACTGAGAGTTCTTTCTCAACAGGTGAGAAGTCTTTGCTGAACCGTTTTCCTGCAGCCAGTTCCTCAACCGGAACAAACAGATTAGGATTACCGGTCAGAAGTCTTACCCGATATCTCCAAAGTCCGCCAAGAGCGACGGGATCTTCAAGAATCTGAATAGGATAAGTTTCGTTACGTTCACCTACGATTAAGTTAACGTCGGTAAAGTATGCTTCGAAAAAGTACAGATAGAACTCACTATAGTTCAAACCTGGCTTATCGGTAGCAGCGAGTGCAGTGCCAAGGATTACTTCTGCTCTTGCAAGCGGAATATTTTTCTTTCCGTTTGTGGTTATGTCCCACGTAAAATCATCATCAGTCTGGAAAGTAACAGTTGGAAACTGATTCAGATAAGCATTTACGGTTGCTCCTAAGTTAGCTTGATGTATCATAGTAGCAACTTTAGATGCCTGCTGAGGTTCAATACCAAATCTGTAACCAAGATGTGCTTTGGTCACCAGTCCGGTAATGTCCTCTGATTCATAAAGTTGAAATGGTGAAATTTTCATTGTTTAACCGTTTTAAGAGGGTTTATTTGTCGTTTTAATATTTTCCTAATCGTGCAAAAGCCTTATCGAATTCGTCTTCTTCGTCTTCTTTTGTAACTACCTTTGCAGCTTTACCTTTGGTTGTTTTTCCTGAGCTTTCAAATATTGACCGCATCGTATCTACCGATTTGGTTTCTCCGATCTTTGTGATCTTACTGAAATCAGGAACTAATCTTCCTTCTTTGTCAATATTGAAAAGTCCGAGTTCATGGTAATAATGAAGCATCAACTCGAATCCTTCAGGGTTCTTTTGTCTTGTAGCCATAACAGGATTAAGAGGATTACCATCTTTATCCGTTGCTACAGGAGTTGTCATTGACTCCATTATCTTTTCCCGCGATGTCTTGTTAAGCTTTATCCCAGGAATTATCTCAGGAGTGTTTTCAACCAGGCTTTTCATTCTTGCAACACGCTGACGTATATGATCCTTGCGTGTATCTTCTTCTGCTTTCGCATCATCCTCAATCCGCTTCACCTCTTTTTCAAAAGCCTTTGGAACAAATTCCAGAGCTTTAAGAGCTTTAGTTTCAAGATTTTCAAGTGCCTTATATCCTTCGATCTCTTCTTTTGCTTCTTCGGGTGTAAACCCTTTAAGTTCAAGAAATTTCGACATCACGTCTTCGGCAACTTTAGGATCTTCCTTAACCTGTTCTGCGGTTATCTTCGAGTACTTTGAGTGATTGCGTTTTGCAATACTGTACTTGTCAAGAGGAAGACCTTTTTCTTTAGCTTCATACAGAAGCTTTTCTTCAGGTGTCAGTGACTCCTTATATTTCTCCACACCACTCTTTACCATTTGCTGAAGGGAAAGCGCATGCAGTTCCCGAAGCGCCTGTGCTTCGTCACCATCATTGCGTTTCACCAGTTCAGTCCAGTCTTCGTCAGAAAATTCGAGGAAAACTCCCTCCTCGGCTCGGTCTTTTGCGAAGGCTAAATATGGTGAAGAAGAAGGAGAAGAGTCGCTCGAACCATCATCGGAGGGAGCCTTTCCAGTATCTTTCTTCTTATCAGTTTTTTTAGTGACTTCATCTGCTTCTTCGTCGTCAGCAGATTTGTCTAAATCTTTAGATTTTGAAGGTGCAAACTCGTTTACTTCGATCATTCCATCTTCATAAACTGTTACCTCTTCATCATCCTTTTTCTCTTTCCCTGCCTGCTTCTCAGGCTTTGTTTCTTCTTCTTTCTCCGGTTGTTCATCAGCATCGGGAATGTCAATAAGACCATCACCGAGACTGAGATCGAACAAGTCGTCTCTCTCGTTTTTTGCCATTTTTTTCTTCTCCTTATGTAATGGGATTGACTACGAATTTAGAAGGCTTTTGAATCTAATACAAATTATTAGATCCTAAACTTTTTTCTGTATAGCCTTTTTAGACGCAATCCCTTCCGTCTTCTTGTTATGTCTTACGGTTTCAGCTAATTGTTTTTCTTTCAGCTTCATTTCCATTTCAACTTTCTTCCAATCCTGTTTCAGTTTTTCAAGTGTAATACGCGCTTCTTCAGGATCATACGTTGACTCTGCACCAGCAGTCTGCTTGGATGCATTGATATTAGCTACAGTTATCTTGGTTTCAGCATCAAGTATTTTCTCCTGGTAACGTTGTTCTCTTTCCGTCTGATCGTTGGTTACAAGCATTTCCTGTATCCTTTGCTGAGTATCGCGATCCGCCTGTGCAGCCTGTTCAGCTCTTTGAATAGCTTCCTCTTCATACTGCTCAATCTTACGTCTCATTGAACTCATTGACTCGGACAGGTAAATGTCCATCAAACCGCTGAAGTTGATCTTATCGTTCTGCAGACCTGCCTGAGCAAGTTGTTTCATAGCCTGTACCAATTCAGCATCCTCAGTCGAATTGGATATCATTATACCATAGTCAGCTTCATTAAACTGTGGTCCGTCAATCTCAGTAATGATCGATGACATCTCATCAGATATGTACTGAAGCTTTTCATTGGATTTATTTCTCCATGCATACTTAGCTGTCTCAAGAAGTGTCTCAAGAACACGTTTCTTGGTATTGTCATGCAGCATAAACCATTTCTCGGTAATATGCGATGACTGTGTTACAGCTCTTTCAACTCCACCTAAAGTCTCACGATTGTCGATCTGACCCTGACGTTGCAGAGTTACACCTGCTATCTCACCAAGTTCCTGTTTAATGAACTCAAGCATACCTATATGCTGTTGGATATAATTACCCATCTCAAGGTCCAGAACCTTTGAATTCTGGTTCATCTGTCCTGCAAGCTTGCCTGTTGAAGCTCCTTTCTGACTTTCTTTAAACGGATCCTCTACAGCCCATCCCAGGATCTCTGCATAATACATCCACTTATCCATATCCCATTCATCAGGAACTCTTGAAAGATCAAGCGTTCCAATCTTTCCCTTGCTCTTTGCAAAAGCAAGTTCAGTACGGTACATGAATATATTATAGAGGTACTGATAAGGTTTCATCCTATCCATCAGCGAACGTGACGTTGATGTATTCGTATTATATATGGTTCCGACATATCCTGATCCACCTGCAGAAGGATTACCCATTCTGCGGAACTGTATCGGACGCGGACCATATTTCACATAAATATTATCAGCAAGACGTGTAGCCTGCCACCATTCATTGATCCAGAACCATTCTATCTTCTCACCAAGACTGGTATTCTCAACATAGTTCTCATCAACAAGTTTCTTCTGTATCTGATTATCTTCATCATACCATTTCACTTCACCTATCTTACGCAGAGAAGCCCACGTAAGCTTGTAAACTCTTACATTTCCAAACTCGTCATAAGCTGACACATTATGCGTCTGATAATCATCAAGGTCAATAAGACTATAACTTGCTATTGCACCATCGGCTACATCACCAGCAAGACGCATCGGATTCTGCATAGTCTGGGGAACATTGTAATTCAGAAGGTCATTATATCCCTCTTTTGACCGGTAACCTTTCTCCAGTTTATCTACTTCAGTCGAACTCAGATAATCGAAATAATTATCAATAACCCACCTGCGAGAATGATACGAATCTTCAATTATCATTTCACAGTCTTCAAAGATGTAGGAATTACCACCACCTATTCTTGTGATAGTCTGCGGATCAAGCTTATCAACAACAGGATTTTCTCCTACTATATCTACACTGTATACTTCAACACCTGCAACAAGTCCATCTTCAAATCCCCGGTTAAACTTAATCTTCAGATCCTGTTCTTTCCATAGGTACTGCAGATACTGTGTTGCTCTGCGTTCCCTGAGATCCTGAGCTTCATACTTACTCCACTTATGGAGCTTTTGTAGTTCTTTCTCAAGCTGTGCTTCATCGTAGTCTTTAGCTACAACTGCTTCTGTGATTGTTCTCTTGATATGGTCTCTGATCATTTCTTCCTTCTGCGAAATAGCATCAGGATTAACAACAGTAACTTTCCAATCAAAACGTCTTTTGAATTCTTCTCCGAGCAACAGGTCTATCTTCGGGTTTGCAATAGGGTAGTTCTGCATCTTTGCAGGAAACGTAGCACCTTTGATTCCCCAGGGATTCACTGCTTTTTCAATATCTCTCTCATCAAGAATATCAGAACGGAGATTATAATTGACTGTCATATTTGTTTTGCTTGACATGATCTCGTTACTCTCCATATTGATGAGTCCTAAAGATCCTTCAACGCATTCAATGACAAATTTTCTACCTTTCGACGCAGTACTCCTTTTTTGAAACGGAAACTGAGTACTGGGTTTAGCAATACTTCTTAACATTTAGTATTATATTTAGAAGGGTTTATGTACAAAATTAGTTCAACTTAATATCTTCAGTCCTAATAAAATCTATTATTTTACGGTTGGTATAGCCTTTTCTGCTTCCTGTTAGATGACGACTAAAGAAATCATCCTGACTCACCTCTTTAACTTTAGCTTTGTTTATTTTAGCTTTGAACTGCAGACGATCTTCCCTGAGTATCATAAGCATTCCAAGTGCAGATATATCATCAAAGTTATCATCCGGATTCCAACCTATTATCTCTTTCAGAAGAGGAACCGGTCTTATCTTATCCAAAGTAATTATCTCTGATCCTTCAGGTTCACCATATGCAGGCATACTCATCCATTGAAGCGAACGCTGAAGACCATAGATGTTAACTGCAGGCGAAGCCATTGTTCCTTTGGAATTATTACCAAAAGTGTTTGATTTGCTGATTCCTTTATCCTTGAGAATTTCAGGTTCGTCACAAAGAAGATACAGATAGTTCTTATTATAGAAATATCCATATAATCCTTTCTTGTTACGTTCGTAATTAGCAACAGCGTTATAAAACTTAAGGATCCTTCGACAGGTCTCAAAGAATGTATCAGCTGTTTCCGGTCTTCCTTTATACTGACATACTATTCTGTCAGTAAGCAGATCAAGCACCAGAATAGAACCAACAGAATTTGTTGTAGACTCATCGTCGTCATAAGCATCAATACCAGCAATATAACGACCGAAAGGAACTTCGCCAACGTCATTAGTAACAGGCATCTCGAAGATCTCGATACAACCTTTCTGTTTATTGCTTTTAATAGGGAATTCGTAAAGTGGAATACTAATATCGTCATATTCAAATTTAATTTTTTGTGTTGCAGGATCAGGTATCAGTTTCGCTTTCCATATACTGTCCAGATACATCTTGCGATTTGTCTCGATCTGCGATAACCTTGCTGAGGCACGAACAGTATCAAACATTGTTCCCTGTACGCGCATAAAAGCTTCAGCAGGATTCTTAGGCTGTTGTGTAACGAACTTATTGTATGCAGCACGCGATCCTTTCTTACGCTGAGCACGTTTCGTATCAAGAGATTCTTCAGCAAGATTCCGGATAGAATTACCCTGAGGATCAACAAAAGGAAGTTCTTCTTTTTTCTCTTTACCATCCATTCCAACAATAATCTTCGTTACTGTTCCAGGATAATACCACATATCATCAATGAACCATCCACAGTCTCCTGTAGCATTTTCATCATAGATATTTTCGTATGACATCAAACCGTAAGGTGCAGGATCATAATATAATTCTGCAAAATCCTTAGTTCCCTTCTCCATATCACCACCAGTTCCCCAGATAAGCGGAACACCGGTCATAATATCACCATCACGAAACGTTGGTTCAGAAATAGTATATGCTGTAAGCAGATGTTCAAACTTACCAGCTTCTTCATATCCCATCAGGTCTGTCGACTCACCGATTGACTTGAAAGGATTGTCTTTAAAACTGATAGCCTGTATTTCACTCATATATCCGTCTTCAATCTCAATTCCCGTTACAGGATTTTTTATAATGAATGAAGCACGGAAATGATCTCTCTGATGAAGTTTACCTTGTTTCTTACCCCAGTCTGTTGTACGGTTTATATGGTTGATGGTAAAATGAATACCATCAAGTGTTACTTTATAATGTCCTTTCTCATAAGCAGCAAGGATATTCATTGATGCAGGTAGGAAATTAAAATTGTATCCGTACACTCCACCTGTTACCTGATAAGTAAATCCTTTACGACGACTCTTAGCTACGATCATCCCTTTCTTAGGATGGTTTATCCAGGGACCTTCAGCACAGCATTTTTCAAATTCATTGAACCAATAGTAGTTGTGATCAAGAAATCGTGGTAAAGTGATAATTTTCCGGTTCTCTCCTTGTTTCTCAGCTCCGGTATGAGGGTCAATAGGACGGGCTTTGATCAAACAGAAGTTGAGATAGAAGTAATGACGACCAGTTACCCTTACTCCACCGACAGTATACCCGTTAAGTACACGTCGTTCCTGTTCATCCCAGTAATCATTATAATCTTTAGTTCCATAAGGAGCATCAGTATAGTAGCCGTATTTAAGGAAATGCCTTCCTTCTTCCTGAAAGACACCACTATTAATGAACTTCAGGTAAGGTTGGTCGGTATTCCTAATCGGATTTACAACACCTTCCCAAGGTTTAGCTACTACTATGTTGCTCATAATAAGTCATACTCTCTTTTATAAATTGTTCACTTAACAGTTTTCGTTTACGGTATAAAACCTTCAGATAGTGCATTTTACCTCTGAATTTCGCCAAAGCAATTTCACGCTCAAGATCTTCTAAAAGAAACTTGAGATCACGCTTTTTAACGCGTTTTCTACTCATTCACAATATATTACGAATCTAACTCAATCAGTGATCCT